TTATGGTTTGGGTCGCAGAATCACCGCAGATATGGTTGACCGCTGGACGCTGTACGAGATTGGTCGCTATTGCGATGTGCTGGTCCCTGACGGCAAAGGTGGTGTTGAGCCACGCATGACGACCAACGTTTACATCCAGGATCAGACTGAGGGGTACGCCTTGCTGTCGGATCTGGCCAGTGTGTTCCATGGGAGCAGCAGTTGGAACGGCTCGATGGTTACCATGGTGGCCGATATTCCCGGCAGTGAAGATGGGTATGTCTTTACCCGCTCCAACGTTATTGTAGAGTTCGAATACAGCGCAGCTGCATGGCCTGATCGACACACCCGCGCGAAAGTGACTTGGGATAACCCTGCCAACGATTTCAAGAGTGAGCAGGTCGCTGTCACCAATGACCAATTGATCGGCATTCTTGGTCATCGTCAATTGGATATCGCTGCCTTCGGCTGTACGTCGGAAGGGCAGGCCATGCGCCATGGTACGTGGGCGCTGAAGTCAGAGCAGTTCGAGAGCTGGTCAGTGTCCTTTGCGACCGGCATGGAGGGCCGGAATATTGAACCAGGGCAAATCATCTGCGTGGCCGATGAGCTGTTCTCAGGGCGTCCGAATGGAGGGCGCATCGCCGCCGCGACAAAGCGGGTAATTACCTTGGACATGGATGCGCCGGTAAAGCCAGAAGACCGCCTGATCCTCAACTTGCCCAGCGGTAAAGCTGAAGGGCGCATCGTCAAGTCAGTCGAGGGGCGTAAGGTCACGGTCATCGCTGCCTATTCCGAGCTACCTGAAGCCGAATGCAGTTGGTCGGTGGAAAGCGCTGACCTGACAGTGATGCGCTATCGGGTGCAGACCATCGAGCCGCAGGGCCTGCATCAGTACAAGATAACGGCCGTGCAACATGAGCCGAAAAAGTACGACGCCATCGACCACGGTGCCCGAATAGAGCCGCAGCCGATAACCATTATTCCACCGGGAGTGATGGCGGTACCAACCGCCATCGCCATTACATCCCGACACATGGTCTCCCAAGGCATTGCCATAACTACCATGCGCATCAGTTGGGCGGCGGTTGAGGCAGCAGTGGCCTATAACGTCGAATGGCGCAAAGACAGCGGCAACTGGATACGCCTACCGCGGACAGGCGCCTTGGGTGTTGACGTTGAAAACATCTATGCCGGCCGTTATGTGGTGCGCGTCAGTGCTGTCAACGTCATGGACGTGGCATCAATCTGGGGCACAAGCCAAGAGGTACAACTTGCAGGCAAAACCACGCCGCCGCCCGTGGTGTCTTTTTTGCGGGCCAGTAGCAAGGTCTATGGCATCAATCTGGAGTGGGCATTCCCTCCCGGCGCCGAAGACACGCAGCGCACGGAGATCTGGCAGAGTCTTACGCCCAGTAGAGGCGATGCCAAGAAACTTGCAGATTTTGCCTACCCTCAAGCGCGGTATTCCATTGAAGGACTCATGGCTGGAGCACGTTTCTTCTATTGGGCGCGGCTTGTAGATCGCACCGGGAACATCGGTGGATGGTATCCGAAAGGGAATGGCGTAGATGGGCAATCCAGTACCGACCAGACAGATTATGAGGAGTACTTCGCCGGTCAGATTAGCGAATCCGCCCTTGGCCAGCATCTCACTGACCGAATCAATCTGATCGATGGCCCAGCAGACCTGCCGGGTTCGGTGAACGGTCGTCTGCAAAGTGTCTCCGGTGCAATCCAAGCAATCTCGGAAAAAATCGAGGGTGTATCTGCTCAAGTCAATCCAGCGTTGGCCGGGGATGAAGGCGAAAGCGCTGGTTCCACCAGCCTCGTCGGCGTCTGGTCCGAACAGTCTGCGCGCATAGAAGAGGGTATTGCCCTCGGCAAACGCGTCGAAAAGGTTCAGGTCTCTGTCGATGAAACCAACGCTGCGGTGCAGGAGGTAAGCCAGGCTGTCGTGGATCTTGAAGGCAAGGCATCGGCGATGTGGTCGGTCAAGTTGCAAGTCAATCAGAAGGGGCAGTACGTCGCAGCGGGTATTGGGCTGGGAATTGAAAACACTGACGTCGGGCTGCAGGGTCAATTTTTGGTAAGTGCAGATCGTTTCGCCGTCGTAAACAACATGAGTGACGGTACGATAACAACGCCCTTTGTCGTACAGAACGGCCAGACGTTTATTCGCCAGGCGCTGATAGGTACCGGCTGGATCACCAATGCCATGATTGGTGAGTATATCCAGTCCAACGATTACCAACCGGGGCATCGAGGCTGGCGGCTGGATAAGGCTGGGGTCCTCGAATTCAATGGCACCGCACCTGGTGGAGGACGACTGGCTATCAACAATCGCGCAGTCAAGGTTTTTGATGTTAATGGAGTGCTTCGTGTGCAGCTAGGAGATCTGACCGCATGAGCTTTGGAATGCGTATATGGGGGGAGGATGGACGGCTGCAGCTAGACGAAAACTCATTCACGATGCGTGTTGTAAGGTCTGAGGTCGTGTCTTTTGGCCGTGATCGAGAGATTAGGTCCTTTCCAGTACATGGATGTCATCGAGGCAATGCTGTTGCCGTCGTCATCCCTCTGGGTACCTTTAATTCAGATCTAGACCGCCAGTTCGAAACCGAGATGGGTAACGATGTCGCGTATGTAGCGAATTACATGCGCTATTGGGAGCATGGCCGCCACACCGCAAGTGGCACGATGCGCTTGATTGTGATGAGATTCTACTAAAATGGGATTTGGACTAAGTTTCAAAAACAACAGCGATGTGGTGGTGCTGGATTCGGAGTTCGCAAGACTGTGCGTGATAGCTGCTGGACGTTATGCGCCCACTGAGGAGTCTGGTTTGGGCTCTACTACTTGGTTTCCTCGAGTCGTCACGTCTCAGGAACCGCCGTTGGTATTCGTGCGGCCAGACACTGTGGGAGCAATTGCCAGCCTTTCGCAGATGCGCCTGATAGGGTCGGCTGGCAACTGGCAAGGATTTTATGTTCGTGCCTACAACGTTTTTTCAGCACAACCCAATGGAAGATATTTCGTTGGCGCATTTACTGCCCAACCCGTGGCCAGTTTTGGAATGAGGTTGTTCGACAGTGCAGGTCAGCTATTGTTCGACTCCGGCACGGCTTGCGCCTTGTTTACAAGGTCCTTTCAAAACTGGAGCTACGTGAGGAGTGAGCGCTCTGAAACTGGTTCTTGGCGAAATTACTACACGGTGTCCTTTGATTTTCCTGAAGATGAGTATTTGTTAATTAATTCTTTCGGAATGAATCTTTTGTCAGGTGATAATGTGGGCCGAAGCTTGGCGAACTGGTGGAACTTTCCCCAGAATACCTTGTACGCAGTCACCGAATCATTCTCCAATCCATACGATTTTCATCTGCCGGCGGTATTTGCCAAGGTGAACTCGTAAATTTATATCTAAATAATAAGCGCTGGTTTTGGCTTGAAGCAGGAAAAAATTATGACACAAAAAATTATAAACCTCGGACATTTACCTAGCGGTATGGGCGGTGACACTAATCGCAGCGCCAATGTGAAGTGTAATGAAAATTTTTCCGAGCTTTACAATAGTCAGCATGGGTTAAAAGTGGCAGTGGCTAATAAGGCTGGTAAAGGTGATAACACAGATATTGCGTCACTGTCTGGACTGACAACGGCGCTTAGCATCAAGCAGGGTGGAACTGGCGCAAAAAATCAAGCGGATGCTTGTCGCAACATTGGTGCGCTAGGGTCGGGGATGACAAATGATTCGTATGGAACGGTGCTGAGAAACGGCGATATGCCCTCAATGGCTTGGATTGAGGCGAGCAACAAACAGTATAGGGGGCCTCTGACGATCCATAACGATGGAAATGACCATGCGTCATGCGTTATTACTTTTCATCGGGTAAAACAAGCAGCTTATTTTTTTGGTATCGACGTTGATAACCAGCTGAAAGTTGGAGGCTGGTCTATGGGCACGGTTGCCCATCGAATTTACCACGAAGGCAATACTACGCGCGCCGCCGACGGCACTTTAAAGGCGATTTAATATGGCGAATGCTGCAATCAATATTCTAGGTGACGGTACAATCTATGACCTTTGTACTGTCACCGGCTGCACTGATCAAGTTGCGGTTAAGCGTGAGAGTGCAGGAGTCTATACACTCTCTGGCTCCCAAGGTATGGTCCCCGCCCCGGACG